ATAGTGATTTTTCCCTTTAGGGTTTACGGGTTTGGGGGTTTGGGGTACCCCGTAAAAGTATTTCGTTTTGGTTTGTGTTATTTATATTGGGATATTGTATATTATCCCCTACCCTCGTACATCTCACGTTTTTTTTGGTACCTACCCATTCATATATAGACCTACCCTTGTACATATAGGGTTATATATATTTATATATTTATTTATTTATAGCATTGCATTTGGAATGCATTTGCATTGCTATTGCATAAATAGTATGTTATTTCTTGAATACAGCGTAGACCTTAACGCCTTTAGTTTCGCAAGCTAATACACTTTTAGAGTCAGTGTCTGTGCTTTTATTTTCTCTTGCTTTTTTAGCTCTTATCCTTGAGTTCCTGCTCATCGTATGTTTTTCTTTAAAATCTTTCCTATTTCCCTACTGATTTTACCATCCTCAACTTTTTGGTCAATTTTTTTTACCTGGTCTTCTACATCGGCTTTACGAAGAGACTCAATATGATTATGTACATTCATATTAGTTCTCTCCATGTGTCCTGTTGAGCGTCCTTTGCTTGAATTTATATCTCTTAGTCCTTTAGCCATTAGCATCCTAATGCTTTACGAGCTGTCTCGTATTGTTTCTGTATCGATGCTAATTGTCTATTTCCCGCTTCTTTTGATATTCCTCCTGACTCTATTCGTCCAATTATACTTTGACCTTTCTCCTCATACTTCGCTGCCATTTTCCCGCATTTATCTTTTTTAGACCCGTTTTGACCTTGCTTTGTATTTTTACCGAATTCTTCTGGTTGATTTCTCATTTTGTTTTATTTTGATATTTATACTCTTTTAGTTCCTGTTCCGGGAGATTTTCTTCCTTTTGGATAATTATGTGACACTCCTTTTCTTCTTCCCCCTTCATTTTTACCCCCTCTATTAAGACTTTTCTTTCTACATGCTAGATTAGAAGGCTTGTTGTTTCTAGGATTACCGTCCTTATGATGTACTTCAAATCCAGGAGGACATTTCTTTGTTCTATTAGCAGCATTTCTAGACGCTCTGTCTTTCTTTGCTTTAGTAGAAGATTGAAATTTTTTATATTCTGCTTTATAGTCTCTTGCCATTATTTTCTACACTTACAAGGATTGCTTTTGCATCTACGACATATTTTACTGCATCCGCACCCCATTCTATCTTCCTGACTTTTTAGCTTTTCTACCTTTACCTTTTACAGTTCCTTTTTTTCTTTGATATTTTTTTGCTGGCATTGTTTTATATTTTATAAATTAGTAATCTACAAATATAACAAAAAATTTATTAACATCATAGTTTTATGTCGTTTTTATTATTATATTTGGAGTAATTTAATTTAATAATATGGATAAAGATAATAAGCCTAAACAGCCCAATATAATTGATAAAGGATGGAGTTTAACTAAATCCTTAATGAGATACGCTGTGGAAGGGTTTCCAAATGTATCAGAAGAGATTTTTGAAAAAAGAATGTTAATTTGTAATTCTTGTGAATTATTGAAAAGAGATAAGGGTACTTGTGGTGCTTGTGGATGTGTGATAGAATATAAGGGAAGAATGCAAACGGAATCTTGTCCAAAAAGCAAATGGTAATATGATACAGCAAGGATTAATAAGAAAAGTAATAGTAACAGCTGGAGACAGAGATATAACTTATGTAAAAGGACAAAGTATTGCTAATGGAGCAATACAAATTGTAGACATAACGTTTGATTCAGCTTATGCAGAACACTTTGGGGAGGGTAGATATAACATCTACGTCATACCTAACAAGAAAAAATACGTTAGATTGTGGAAGTCTATCCCTTCCAACAAGTGTGTACCAGAATATGATTTATCTTTAGAACCTCAAATGATATGAAAATAGTACCTATAGGGGATTTTGTATATGTAGAGTTAGAAAAAGAAGAAGAAAATACTCATGTAATGTCTAATGGTACAAAAATATGGCTGGACACTAGTTACGATAGGTATGTAAACGCTAGACAATACGGTACTGTTAAAATGGTATCTATCAACATAAGAAAAAGAGTGGAAGACGGAATAACTCTTAAAGAAGGAGATAGAGTTTATTTCCATCATCATGTGATAGACGAAAGAATGGCTAGTCAATTTGGGGGAGAAAACATATATAAAGTAAATTACGACCAGATATATTGTTATGTTAGAGATGGAAAAATAACAATGACTCAAGACTACGTTTTTGTAAAACCTACACAAACAGAAGATAAAATAGCAAATATATATATAGAATCAAAAGAATCCACTAAAAAAGGAGAGGTTGCACATACAAATCAATTCTCAAAAGATGATGGATTTGCGGTTGGAGACGAAATAGTATTTATAAAAAATGCTAATTACGATATGATTATTGAAGGAGAAAGATTATTCAGAATGAAAAACAATGAGATATTATGCAAGATGATGTAGAAAAAAGCGATATACAGGCTTACGTTGAAGATACTCTTCAAGATTTGCTAAGTGCTGCTAAAGACGGAATATCTACACTAATTGCGGATGTAAGAAGACCAATAGCTGACGATGTGGCTGATGAAAAGCGTAAATCAGCATTAGAGTCTAAAAAAAGAGCTTTTATGGATGCTCAAGAGATGTTAGCAGCATTAATATCTCTAGAAGGAAAGATAAAAGGCCAGAATCAAGAAGAAGAAACTGAAAATAGTAATTTTAAAGGAGGGTTCTCCGAAAGATACGCAAGAAAAAAATGACAGAAGAAATAATGCAAATGCAAAAAAACGAAGAACTCATATACAATTCAATGTTTTGGTCTTATATGATTCTAACTAGACAAATGACAATAGATGATATTTATGAAACCGATGAGGATTTCGGTTTAATATTTGACCCTTATAATATAAAGGGAGTTAATCCTATGGAAATAATTGATGTTTTAATAGAGTATTTTGTTGACCTTGAAGAATACGAAAAATGTCAAGATTTAGTTGAGGCTAAAAATTACTACAAGGGTAATAAAAAAGGGGCATAAAGCCCCTTTCTTTTTCAATATACCTATAACTGGATTATGCTGCTGTCCAATATCCGTATTCTACTACACATGCTGCAGTTTGAGCTTCAGCAGTAATTGCTTGAGAACTGTATAAAGGGAAGAAAGCAAATTCTCCTATCTTCATTTTAAATTTAGCATCTCCTCCAAGCTTTACTTGTACCCAAGCTGCTGCATCAGTAGATGATATTATTTTTAAATATACATACGAGAATGCAGAATTACTAGGTATTAATGCTTGTGCTGACCCTGTCGCTATTGATGTTCTTGCTGTATTAACAGAAGGATTACCCACTGTTAAAGAGTCTGTTGAAGTTATACTTAAAGCATCAGTAGTTGAATCCGCATTGGTTATTGTTAGTGTTGGTTTTAATGTTGCCATGTCTATTTTATTTTTTAATTAATTATGCGACTTTCCAAAAGCCGTATTCAATTTCTGTTGTTGAAGTAAGTGCTATAACCTCTACTCCAGTACTTGCTTTACAAGGGTAGAACATAAATTCTCCTCCGTCTAATTCGCAGAATACAGAATCGTCTACCATTCTTACATTTACCGCATTAGATGTGTCCATATTTTTTATATAAACAAAACACCTAACAGCTACGGAGTTTGCTAATAGTTCGGTAGCAGCTCCTGTAGTAACAGAGGCTCTAGCCATACTAATATTTGGTTCTCCTACGGTTAATGTATCAGTTAACGTAATACTTAAAGCATCAGTAGTAGCATCAGAACTTATTAGTGTTAATGTTGGTTTTAATGTTGCCATGTTTTCTAATTTTTTAAGTTAATATTACGTTGTTAATGCTGATTCAGTTGAAGCTACAGCTGTAGCAATCGCCTCGTCTAAAGCTAAAGTATCATATCCATGCTTGCCAGATGCTTTTACAAGAATCTGTGCTTTACTAGACCCATTGTCATATCCGCTTACAATATTAGATAATCTAACAAATCCAGATAAAGCTGTGTCAGGAAACGCTACAGAATTACCATTAACTGTTAAAGAAGCTAAATCAGATACTGCAGTTTTACCACCCATATGTCTTGTAAACGAAGTTTGTAGTCCATCTAAACCTGTTTCTATTTGTAACATATCTACATGAGCAGAATCCATTCCAGCATGATTAGTATTAGATTTGTCATACCAAGTAGCCCAGTCATCTGCACTAGCTCCTCCAGCCATATCACCTTCGTAAGTCATAATAACTCTATCAAGGTTAATCATTAAGTTAATTTCTGAAATAGTATCAGCATCATAAGCTACACCATTCTTAGTGTTAACCTCAACTGCTCTTAACTGTCCAGACTTAGAAGACATTCCAAATCCATCAGCTACATTTACACAAGGCTCTACTGTTCTAATTTCAATAGGTCTTCCTCCACCCATAGTGTCAGCGTAAAGAATTTTACCTTGAACTCTATATACAGGTAAAGTCATTCCAGTTGCTCCAGTAGTAATATCTTGTTTTGTGTCAGCGTCATAATGAGCTTCGCTTCCATGTAAAAATACATTATCAGCACCAGTTATTTTTTGCTTGTAAATATTACCAGCTACAAAATCAGAAGAAGCTATATCAAAGTTCCCTACAGCATCTCCTACATCTCCAACACGAATATACTCTCCGTTTGTAAGGCCATGAGCCGTTATAGTAAGAGCGTCAGTTGCCGCAGTAGCGACAGTAGCATCAATTCCTAATGCTGTTTCTATGTTAGTACCATAAATAATATGCTCGGTACTAAGCATCATTGTTTTTGCGTCAGCAGCCGTTGTACCGAACTCTTCGTTCCCGTACTTTAACACGCTTACGCTAATTAAGTTTGCCATTTTTTTTATTTTTTATTAATAAATAGATTGATTGTAATGCAAATATAATCAAACCATTGCATATATCCAAATTTATTCGTATATTTGTATCATGTCAAGTAAAGAAATTTATGGAATACCAATTAGTATTCCAAAGAAGCCTTCTAAGCGTTTTATTTTAGGCTCCAACAAGCCAAAAAAGAAACAAAAATGGGAAAGAACTGAGCTTCCAGAAAACTGGGAAATATTACCAGAGTCTAAAAGAGCAAAGTTTATAGAGCAAGAGTTTAAAAGAAGAGTGGAAGGGGTTTGGTTTATGAATAATGGTGTAGCAACTTATGTTACAGGTGTTCATTACTATTATTTAAATTGGTGTAAAATAGATATTGGTTACCCAGATTACTGGGATAGAGATAGAAGATTTTTTCTTATTTGGGACGGTATTAGAAATAATCCTAATTGTTATGGATTAATAATGCCAAAACACAGAAGACAAGGGGCTTCTTGGAAAGCAGCAGCAATAGTGATGCATGATATAACTTTATCCTATAATTCTAATGGAGGAATTATGAGTAAGACGGGTTCTGATGCAAAAAAGCTCTTTGACAAGGTTGTGTTTATGTTTAGAAAGTTACCAGACTTCTTTCAGCCTATTATTGAGGGAACTGATTCTCCTAAAACTGTGCTTTCATTTAAAAAGCCAGGAGAGAAGATTACCAAAAATAATGCTAAGGTAAAGAAGTCAGAAGCTTTAGACAGTCAGATAGACTGGCGTAATACTAGAGATAATTCTTATGATGGAGAAAAGTTAAAAACTTTTATTTCAGATGAGGGTGGTAAATGGTTAGAAGCTGATGTTTCTAAAAACTGGCAAATAGTAAAGCCTGCTTTATCTGAAGGTATTAGGATTATAGGTAAAGCGTTTTTACCATCAACAGTTAATGAAATGGAGTCTGGAGGTAAGGCGTTTAAAGATATATGGGATGATTCAGACCAAGAAGATGTAGTTCCGGGTATTAATAGAACTAAATCTGGATTGTTTAGGTATTTTACTCCTGCTTACGATGGTTTTGAAGGATTTATAGATGAATACGGTAATAGTATTATAAAAAATCCTAAAAAAACCGTTTATGATAAGTATGGAGAGAAAATTGAAATAGGAAGTAAACAGTATTTGGAAGGTATAAGAGAAAGTTATAAAAATGATACAAATAAACTTGCTGAGTATAAAAGGCAGTTTCCTTTTACTCCTGAAGAAGCTTTTAGGGTAAGTACGGATGATTGTTTATTTGATTCAGAAAGAATATATCAACAAATAGATTATATTGAAGGCACAGGAAACATTATGACTACTAAAGGTAATTTTTTATGGAAAAACGGGGAAAAAGATACAGAGGTTATTTGGGTGCCAGATAAAAAAGGCAATTGGAATATAGTTTGGCTTCCTAAAAAAGAAGATAGCAATAAAATGGAAATAAAACGTTCAGGCAAATATCCTGGCAATGAATTAAATTTAGTTTCTGGCTGTGACCCTTTTGACCACGACACAACAACAGACGGAAGAAGGTCTGATGCGGCATCATATATTTTTAAAAAATTAGATGTCCATGACCAAGACAACTCTCATATGTTTGTTTGTGAATATATACACAGGCCTCCTAAAGCAGAAATGTTTTTTGAACACATGCTTATGCAATGCGTTTATTATGGGTGCCCTATACTTGTTGAGAATAATAAAATAGGATTAATACAGTACTTTAAAAGAAGAGGATACGAAAAATATTTAATGGCAAGACCAGAATCAACACATACTAAATTTTCAAAAAAACAAAAAGAAGTGGGTATACCCGCTACAGGCTCTGCGGTAGCAAATGCTATAGTAGACTCTATACAGGCATACATATATGATTATGTAGGAGTAAACGAAGATACAGCAGAAATAGGAAGAGTGTTTTTTCCTAAATTATTAAAAGATTGGCTAGAATTTGATATAAATAATAGAACTAAATTTGATGCAACAATGGCTTCAGGATTTACATTGCTTGCGTCACAAAAACATATAAAACCTAAAATAAAAATAAAAAAAATAGACCCTTTTGTTAGAAAATATAGCAATAGTGGTAAAATATCTAAATTAATACAATAATGAAAAATAAAGATTTTTACGGATTTCCAAATCCATTAGCTTCACGAGAAGAGAAGCTAGAAAAAGCATACGGCCTTCAATATATGAAAGAAATGTATAGAGAATGGGAAAGTGAAGGCTCAGGGGCTAACCTTATGTCAACTCGTAATCAGAGATATAAAAGATATAGAGAATATGCCGAAGGTATGCAGTCGGTTGACCAATATAAAGAATTGGTTGGAGCAAATGGAGATAGTTCGTATCTTAATTTAAACTGGGAGGTTGTGCCTATTATTCCTAAATTTGTTGATGTATTAGTTGGAGGTCTTACTAATCAAGATTATAACATAAAGTGTACAGCTATAGACCCTATATCCGTAGAGAAGAAAATGCAGGATAAGTTTGACGCTTTAACAAAAATGCAATTAAAAGGTTTTGCTCATGAAGCAGCAGGATTAACAGGATTACCTTTAGATGAGGGTTTTGAAAATTTACCTGAAAATAAAGAAGAGTTAGAATTGTATATGGAGCTTAATTACAAGCAGTCTGTAGAAATTGCTATGGAGCAAGGTATAGAGCTTACTATGTATTTAAACGATTGGGAAGAAGTTAAAAAAAGAGTTATTCGTGATTTGGTAACCTTAGATATAGGGGTGGCTAAAACAGGAGTGGAAAATGGTAAAATTACAGTACGGTATGTAGACCCTGTAAATTTCATATCTTCACATTCTTCAAATCCAGATTTTAAAAACATGGAGTATGCTGGAGAAATAATATACATTACTATTCATGATTTAAAGAGAATGGCTGGAGACCAATTTAGTGAAGATGAATATGAAGAAATAGCATTATCAGTACTAGGTAAACACGGAAACCCTGCTAAATTATCTTTAAGCTCTATTAATTATAATGGTTATGAGGTAAATGAATATGACACTTATAAACTAGCATTACTTGATGGGGTTTTTAAGTGTTCTGATAAAATGCATTATGAAAAAAAGCAAAATAAATATGGAGGTTATTCTGTAAATAAAAAAGATTCAAAATATAAAGCTCCTAAAAATCCTAGATACAAAAGACAGCAGATGAATACTTATGTGGAGATGATGTATAAAGGGAAGTGGATTTGCGGTACAGATTATATATTTGATTATGGAGTGGCGGATAATATTGTAAGACCTAAAAGTAACCTTTCAAAAGCATTAATGCCTTATGCTGTTTATGCTCCTAATATTATAAACATGAACAATAAAGGAATGGTTGAAAGAATGATTCCTTTTGCAGACCAAATTCAGTTAGCACATTTAAAAATACAACATTTAATTTCTAAAGTAAAACCTCAGGGTTCTGCTATTGAATTAGGAGCCATTGAAAATGTTGGTAAGGGAGACGGAGGTTCATTTACTCCTATAGAAGTTCAAGATATATATCAGCAAACAGGTAATTTATATTATAGGTTACAACAAGATGATGGTAGTAACGGAAACCCAAATCCTATTACTGAACTAAGAGGTGGTATTGGAGGGGCTTTACAAGAATTAATTGCTATATATCAATATAATCTTCAAATGATTAGAGATGTAACTGGTATTAATGAAATAAGAGACGCTTCCCAACCAGATAAAGAATCTTTAGTTGGTGTGCAAAAAATGGCTTTACTTGCATCAAATAATGCAACTAGATGGTTAAATCAAGCTTTTTTAAGTATTACAAAAAATATATCAAAAAGTGTTGCTTTAAGAGTTCAGGATTTAGTTTCTTATTCTGGCCCTTATAAGGGGTATGTTCAGGCTATAGGAGAGTATAACATGAAAGCTATTGAAGTAACAAAAGATGTTACTTTAGCAGATTTTGGTATTATGATTGAACCTTTACCAGATGAAGAAGAGAAAGCTGTTCTAGAACAAAATATACAGGTTTCTGTACAACAAGGAGAATTAAGAATTGAAGATGCAATTTTAATTAGAACAATACCTAATATAAAACTTGCAAATCAAATGTTAATTTTAAGAAGAAAACAATATCAAAAAGAACAACAGGAAATGGCTGCTGCTAATGCTCAAGCTAATGCTCAACAGCAACAAATGTCTATACAAGCTAAAGCTCAAGCGGATGCTCAGATGAAACAAATGGACCTTCAAGCTGAAATTCAAAAAATGCAAGCAGAATTTGAAATGAAAGAAGCTTTTGCACAATCAGAGCATAAAAGAAAACTTCAAGAGATGGAATATCAAGGAAGCATTAAGAGTGACCACATATCATTAGCTCAAGATGATTCTGATTTGGTTAGGACAAAAGTAGAATAATTGCAAATGTCATAATTTTTTTGTATATTTGCGTACGTTTAATTTAAATTTAAGAAATGGCAACAAACAGATTTGAGGAGCTAATAGCTAAAAGCATGGGTAAAGAAATAGCTAAAGAAGAAACTCCTAATACCGAAGAGGTAAAAACAGAAGTACCAAAAACTGAAGAATCTCCAAAAGCAGAAGAGGTTAAAGAGGAGAAGAAAGAAGAGGTGGAAAAAGTAGAAGAAGTAAAAGAAGAAGTAAAAGAAGAAGTAAATAGTTCTTTGAAAGAGGAGGGAAACACTCCTGAAGATAAAAAAGATGATGCTCCTAGTGAGGAGAAAGTTGTTACTCAACAAGCTAGTTTTGATGAATTGTTAAGCGAAAAGACTGACGGTAAATTTAAAACATACGATGAGTTAACTGCAGCTTTATCTGAGCAACCTTCTAAAGATATGAAAAGTTTTGCTAACGAGCAGATAGCGAAACTAAATGAGTATGTTGAAAAGGGAGGTAATATGGAGGATTTCTTTCGTACTCAATCGGCTAATTATGATGATATGAATAGTGAAAGTCTTGTAAAAAATTACATAAAATTTCAAAATCCAGATTTAAATAATGAAGATATTGATTTGCTATATGCAGATACATATAAGCTAGATGAGGACGAATATACGGATAAGGAAATAAGGTTATCTAAAATAAAGTTGAAACAGAAATCAGCAGAAGCTAAAAGAGAGCTTATGAAATTTCAGAAAGAAAATGCTTTACCAGAGGCAGCAAAAAATGCTGAAAAGGAAGCAGCTGAAATTGAGGCTAAGAAAAAAGCATGGAGTGATAATGTAAATAAATCTCTTGAAAGTTTTAAAGATGTTGAGTTTTCTCTAAATGATAAAGGAGAAAAATATACATTTGCTGTTAATGATGAAACCATGAACTATGTTAAAGATACAAGTTTGAATTTAACAAGTTTTTGGAATAGATATATAGAGAAAGACGGAACAGAAAATGTTTCTAAGCTCGCTAAAGAAATAGCTATTTTAAATAATATAGATTCAATTGTAAGAAACGCATATGCTCAAGGGAAATCTGGTGGAAAAGAAGATGTTATAAAAGACATTAAAAATCCATCGTATAGCCCTGAAAGTAAAACAGATGCCGAAAAGCCATTATCCATACAAGACCAAATTAATAAAGAATTAATAGGTCGTTAAATAACTAATTAATAAACATTTAAAAAAGAAAAAAAATGGCATATTCAAGTGGAGCGGGGTACGCAAATGGAATTCCTAGTGCTTTCCAGGTTGCTACTACCGAAAATTACGTTTCTTCGTTAAACGTACACAAACCAGAGGTTGCTGAAGATTTTGTTTCTCGTTATGGAGACCAATCTCTTACAGGATTTCTAGATTCAATGGGAGCTATGGCTCCAACTGCTCAACGTAAATTTGAGCACTGGGAAGATGACTGGGTTCATCAAAGTTTTGTAAACACAGGAACACCAACTGTTACTCAAGCAGGTGCTACTGTAGGTATTAACACTTCTTATTCATCAACAGGTTCAGCTGCTGGAAATTACTTTCCAAGAGTAGGTGATATTGTAATGAATAAAAACGGAGACCTTGCATGGTGTAGTGCAGTAGCTTATGCTTCTGACCAAATCACTTTAGTAGCTTATAACGCTGCATGGAGTGCTTTAGCTGTTGGTGAGACTTTAATCGTTATTGGTAATGAGTGGGCTGAAAGTACTGCTCAACCAGAAGGAATTACTCCTGAGGCTAATCATTACTACAACTATACAATGATTATGAAAGAATCATTTGAGGTTTCTGGTTCTGAGGCAACTAACAAAACTTGGTTTAAAGTTAATGACCCTTCAACTGGTCAAGCTGGATACCTTTGGTACTTAAAAGGTGAGGCTGATACTTACAAGCGTTTTACAAATTACTGTGAAACTATGATGCTTCAAGGTAAGATTGCAACTAACACGAATGCTGCATTAACTGGTACTATTGGTCAAGGTGGTATTACAGGTTCTGAAGGACTTATTGAGTTCATGAGAACAGGTAACACTCAAACTTACAATCAGTTAGCTGGATTCAACTTATCTGATTTTGATTCAATGATTCGTACACTAGACACAAATAGAGGTGCAAAAGAAAACACTATTTGGGCTGGTATTGACTTATCGTTAGCGATTGACGATGCAGTTGCTGCAATGTTTGCTGGTGGTGGTATTTCTTACGGTGCATTTAACGGTGCTGAAGAAATCGCTGTAGCATTCGGATTTAAATCTTTCACTAGAGGTGGTTATACATTCCATAAGAAAACTTATGATGTATTCAACTACTTACCAATGTTTGGTGCTTCAGGTTACAACTATCCAGGAATGGGTATGGTAATACCAGGAGACATGAGAAAAGATGCTAGAACTGGAGATGCTACTCCTTCTTTAAGAGTTAGATATAAAGAAGCTGGAGGATACTCAAGAAAAATGGAGCACTGGTTAACAGGTTCTGCAGGTCTTGCAAATCCAACTAATGAGACTGATAACATGGAAGTTCACTATAGAACTGAAAGAGGTTTTGAAGGTTTTGCTTCAAACAGATTCATCTTATTAGAAAGAGCTTAATAAGCTTATTTACTGAAAGAACAGGGGGGAAAGCCTCCCCCCTTTCTTTTTTTTATTAATTATATTAAATTTTAGAAAAATGGCAAAGAAAAAAAAATCAACGATATATCAATTATCGTATAAAAATGAAGTCCCTGCTACTCAGGGTAAAAATTATCCATCAAGTTCAAGAATACCATCTATAGATGAAATCTATTGTGAGGAGACAAACACAAATAGAATGATTCGTTATGTTATGGGAGAGCAATCAATATTTCAAGATGAGCAATCTTCTGTAAATCCTATTATAGGTGATATTGTTTTTACTAACGGACTGTTACCAGTACAATACAATCAAGTTACTTTAAGAAAATATTTAGATGCTTGTAATTATAATGCTAATAATCCTAATAGAATTGATTCAAAAAAAGTTTTATTTGATGTTATAAATAATGAGTTTGATGCAGAAAAATCATTAGACGAAATGGAAGTTCAGTATTTAGCTATAGATACGTTAATGAAAATGGAAGCTCAAAAAATGATAGGATATGCTAGAGCTTTAGATATAGATACAGACAGAAGTATGTATGAAATTAAACATGATATGATGGTTATGGCTAAAAATAATCCAAAAATATTTATGGACGAAATTTCTAATCCAATGATTGAAAGAAAGCAAATCATTATGGATGCTATAGATGAAAAAATCATTATTGAAAACAAAGGTAAAAGACAATTTATATGGGGAGACACAAAAGATTTAATCTTTACTGTACCTGTAGGTATTAATCCTGTAGACGCTTTAACTGAGTATACTATGGGTGATGAAGGAACTCCTGTTTATAGTAGAATTAAAAGAATTTTAGCTGGAGAAAAAGAGCCTGTTAAAATTGAAAAAACCAAAACTGAAATAAAAAGTAAAACAATTAAGGATACAGTTGTGAATTAATAGTATTTTTACTAGATTAGATTAAGGGGATATTTATATAGTATCCCCTTTTTTATTCCATAAGTTTTTCGTATATTTGTGAATTAATAATGTTAATACTGTATTATGACGCATACTTCTTTTTGGAATCAAATAGCAATGGTAGATGCCCAAGGGAATGAATTTGCTTGGATAGTAACAAGATTTGGAGATGCCACTTGTGCTTTAGATAATACTGAGGGCGGTTTTTTTTATTTACACAGAGATGAAATACATGCTGGCGGAGCTATATGGGACAGTGCATTAAACAGCACTCCTGCTGCGACTGCTTCTCCTGGAGACTTGGTTAAAATAAGTAATGGTCAGCAAGAATACTGTATTAGATTTGAGGTAAAAGTTACTTATTCAGCATGGGGAGGTACATTTGGTAATATTACAATACCTTATGATTGTTATACTAATGCTCCTTTAGGTCACGGGCCTTATAGTGCAGGACAGACAGTACCTCATACAGAATTATTAAACTCTAATGACACATCAAATCTAGACCTTACTGGTTTTACCTTACAAAATCAAGGTACTAACCTTGCTGTGTTTACAGATTGTGGAGGTTGTTTTGGTGGGGCTACCAATCCTTGTACTAGTTCTTACAATGCAATGGTTCAGTCTGGAGACGAAACCTGGAATAATAGTACTCAGTCTGGTAATAACGATGGAGTTATTGGTTGGAGCTTTCCTTCTACTGGAAATAATCAACCTGCATGTACTCCATATATAGAGTTAACCAATCCTAACAATATAACAACTAGCTATACTCCTACAGGAACAGCTCCTTATACTAGTATTACAGCTAGTAACTTAGCTCCAGGAATATATACTTGGGAGTTAAAATGGAATGCGGCTCAACAATCTTGTACGCAAACGGCTTGTGGAGATAATGGAACGGTTACTATTAGGCCAGCAGTAAATACCAGCTGTAATGTTGCTGTTGTTGCAAATCCTGTTGTTAACAGTTGTTCTTCTTCAACAGTTTCTGCCGATGTATCAGTAAGTGCTCCTCAAGGGACAAGTCTTACGTATATGGATGTAATATGGAAAGATGGTGCTGGTAATCTTTTGCAAGGCACAACAGAGCCTGCAAGCACAACAAATGTTTCTTATACATCTACAATTGAGCAAGATATTTATCTTACAATTAATTTAGCAGGAAACACTACTTGTTTATATGCTAACCCTGTTTTTCAACATGTTTTTACGGGAATTCAATTTACATCTATAACAGCTACAGGAACTTCTACTGGAGAAACAGTAGCTGGGGCTAATGACGGTACAGCAAACGTTGTGGCTACTGGACTAACTAGTGGTCTGACATATAGCTGGAGTAACGGTATGACTGGTTCTAGCATATCTGGACTAGCTCCAGGAATATATACATGTACAGTTCAGGGAACTGGCTCAAATGCCGCATGCTCTACCCAAGTAACTGTTACTGTAGCAAATGCTGTAGTATATCCTTCTCCTGATGGTATAGAGGTTTGTTTAAACTTAAATACTAACACATTTGAATTTACTGATAAAAATGATTATAGTGTAGGGACTTCGGTTTTTGCTCCTTGTACTATAGCTATTACCATTAAACATTCTAACGGAACTATATCTTATCCTGGCTCATTAATTTCTCCAGATATATTTATTGATTCATACGACCCTATCCTAAGAACTTATGATGAGCCTAATAAGTTAGGAATGAATTTTAGCATACCTATTCCTATGTCTGCTTCTAATACATATATAGATGATATTTACGAAATCATTATGGATTGGAATTTTACCTCAGGAAGTAATATTGATTATACAAAAACAGTTTATTTAAATGCTTCTGATATAGATTTATTTGGAAATATCAATATAGATTCTTCTTTACAATATGATTGTGAAGGAGAAATAGAAAGTAATGATAATACAAACTATAATGTTTCTAGTATTCCTTTTACATTTACTAGAATACATGAATTATTCCCTCCTGCATCTAGCGGTTTAGCTAATCCTGTAGTTTCAACAGGGGCTCAATTTACTTCTTATGATTTATATGAAGGAGAGTGGAGTAATATGATTACCACAGAAATAATTTGGGAAATACCAGCAACCCCTTCTCATACTGTAGTTTATACAGCTGCTTGTGTTAAGAGAACTATGTCTGGTACAGCTTCAACTAATGTTGTTTGCAGTATAGACCCTTGTGGTATAAATCAACACATTAAAAAATTAAAAAACAGATATGATGATGCTAGTTGTAAAAGAGACATCATAAATATTAAAAAATATCAAGATAAATATGCAAGAGCTATAGAGCTCTTAACTCTATATAATCTAGGACAAGGAACTGGATGTGCGGAAGATTATGCTGAGTTATGGGACATATTAGGAATAACAAATTTAGACGACATAACGTATGAAAATTGTTGTGGTGACCCTACAGTTAATATGAATATGGTTAGTTCTGGAAACCCTAAGTTTGACGCAATAAGTTGCGACACTACTTCAGGTGGTGGTTCAACAGGAACCGGTACTGGTGGAGGCTCTGGTGGAGGTGGAGGT